GCACAACACAGGCACTACTTGAGTCCGGCAGTGCAGTATACTCGGCCATTCACGCCAGACTGCACGAAAGCCAAAAGCGTGCACTTCAGATTTTGCACCGCATTAACGCCCACACCCTGGACAATGAAGTAGTTTTGGCGGAGTTTGGTGAGAACCTCGTTACACGCGAGGACTTCGTTGGCACGCCTGACGTTATCCCGGTCAGTGATCCGACAATCTTTTCTGAGACACAGCGGTTTGCCCAGGTGCAGTCCTTGGTCCAGATGTCTGCGGACCCGAGCGTGCCGTGGAACAAGGTGAACATCTATCGGCGAGCGCTTAAACAAATGCGCCTGGAGGCCATCGACGAGCTGCTGCCTGCTCCACCGGAGCCAGTTACCAGTAGCGTTCTTGAGGAAAACTTCAAGGCTGCCCAGGGGACGCCTTTAAAGGCCGCTTCTGAGCAAAATCACGTTGCGCATATCAAAAGCCACCTGGCTTTTGTGGCCTCGCCCTTGCAGATAGCAAACCCGCTCATTCCGCCTCAGGTTTTGATGGGCCTGCTTAGCCATATTGGAGAGCACGTACAGATGTTGCAGCAGCAGGTTGTGTCGCAGGCAGCTGCTCAAGTTGCTGCTACCAACTTTGGCCTAGACCAGGACACCGTCTTCATGACTGCGCAAGAGCAGGCTGAGGAGTACCTGACGAACATGCTAGGGCCCATTATTCAGCAGGTACAGGCTTTGCAGCAGCAGCTCCAGCAGAAGATGCCGCAGCAAGCCCCCATGCCGCCTGAAGTTCAAGCTAGCATACAAATTGCACAAATGGACATTGAGCGTAAGAAGGCTAACGACCAGGCGCAGCTGCAGCTTGAGCGCGAGGCGCTTGGTGCTAAGCTTCAAAGTGAGCAAGCTTCTGCGGCACTGGAGCAAGCTCAGGCAGAAGCCTCGCAAAGATTGGCCGAGCAGCAGGCAGCCTTTGACGCCAACACTACCACGCAAAGACTGATGTTTGAGCGTGAAAAAGAGCAGCTTAAAGCCCAGATTGACCTGCTGACAAACAAAGCCAGCAATGAGCAGAAGAACCGCACTGAGGTAGCTAAGAACCATGAAGACAACTTTACCAAGCTGGTTATTGAACGTGAAAAGATGGAAAACCAAACGTTGAGTAGCCTGGCAGACTCCCTGTTCGGTTCCGAGGGTGAAAGTCAAAGTCCCGCTTAACAATATGCCGTAAAATGTGCTAGTCTGTCCTAGGAGATAAACATGTCAAAAGTTGTAAGTCAACACAAGCGTATGGCCATGGGTCAGCCGGTGCCGCAGGGCAAGGGCGTTAAGCAGCTTGCCAAGGGTGGTCCTTTCAATGCAAAGCAGCCCAAGGACTGTGGCTGTGGAGCGTCTACAAAGAAGGGTACCAAATAATGGCACGCTTCAAGATTACCTGGGCGAGCGGCCTCGAGACTGAGTACGAGCAGTCGGACTGCCACACCGTTGAGCAGTTTGTCAACTGCCGTTTTGGTGCAGGCGCCAAGCTTACTGCCAAAGTGGAACTTGTTGGTGAGAAGGTGGAGGTAGCGCCTGAGCCTAAGGCTGTTAAGCCCACGGCGCCTGAGCCCAAGGCTGCTAAACCGGCAAAATGAGCGACAAAGCTCTGCTGAAGGCTAGGCAGTTTATTCAAGCTGACCTAGTCGATGTGAACACAGCCCTACTAAGGGGCAATTTTGAAACACTGTATCAAGTTGGCACGCTACAGGGCAAAGCACAGGGCCTTGCAGACGCGCTAGCTGCAATTGACGCAGCCCTCAACGAGTTAGACGACTCGGATTAATAGGAGTTTAGTATGATTTCTGCAGCAAAGCTTGAAGAAGCTTTTCCGGATGTAACACCTGGCGTGAAGCCTTTAGGCGCACGGGTGTTGGTGCAGCTCCGCACCGTGCGTGCTAAGACCGTGTCTGGCATTGTGCTTGTTGACGACACCCGCGACTTTAATAAGGCCAACACGCAGCTGGGCAAAGTCATTGCGCTCGGGCCTATTGCCTTCTGCAACCGCGAAACTGGTAAAACTTGGAACGAGGGAGTTTGGGCGGAGCCTGGTCAGTTTGTGCGCATCCCCAAGTACGGCGGGGACCGTTTCTCAAGACGTATCCCGGATTCTGAGGACGAGGCTGTGTTCTGCATTTTTTCAGATCACGAGCTAATTGCCTGCGTAAATCCGGAAGCTTTTGAGGAGCTGGACGAGCTGCTATGAACTTAACAGTTGAGGAGCTTACTATGAACTTTGGGCAAGCATTGGAAGTGCTGAAACAAGGCCATAAAGTTGCGCGGCAAGGCTGGAACGGCAAGAACATGTTTTTGTTTTTGGTACCTGGCTCCACCTTTAAAGTAAACCGTGCTCCGCTTCTTGGTATCTATCCGGAGGGCACTGAAGTCAACTACTGCCCGCATATCGACATGAAGACGGCCGACAACAAAGTTGTTCCCTGGCTTGCGTCACAAACTGACGTATTGGCTGAGGACTGGGTGCTTGTAAACTAACTTCTGAAATAGGAGCTAATGATGGACAATGAAGTTGAATTTGACGAAAGCGGCAACGTAGTAGAGCCCGCAGCAGGCCCTGAGCACGAGAGTGCCGAGAACCAAGTTGAAGAGCAGGACGAGCGCCGTGCTGAAGGTTCCGCGGAAGAGGGCGAAGCTGACGAGCAGGTGAACGATGAGTCTATCACAGACGACGAGCGCGAAGCTATCCGGGCCCGTCGTCGTGAGGAGCGCAAAAACCGCAAGCAGCATGCCAAGGAGCGCGAGGACACACTCAAACGTGAGCTGGCCGCGCGAGACGAGGTGATCAACGCGCTACGGGCTCGCCAGGACGCTATTGAGCACCGTAATACAGGCAGCGAGCTAGCTCAGCTTGAAACGGCCAAGCGTAACATCGCGCAAGCCTATAATTACTACAAAGATCAAATTCGTGTTGCCTCTGAAAAAGGTGACGGTGCCTCAGTGGCTGAAGCTACTGAGAAGATGATTCAGGCTCAGCGTAAGTTTGACGAGATTGCCAGCACCGAAGCGGCCTTTCGTCAGGCTAAAGCTGCTCCGCAGCCTTTAGACCCGCGACTGGCAAGTCATGCACAGCGCTGGATGTCTGAAAATCGCTGGTACGACCCTAACGCGCGAGACCAAGACTCGCTTGTTGCGCGTACCGTTGACCAGCGCCTTGCTGAAGAGGGCTGGGATCCTACCACCGAAGCATACTGGGACGAGCTGAGTGCGCGGGTTAAAAAATATCTGCCCCATCGTATTAGTGACGGTAAAATGAACACACAAGCTAAGCCAAAGGCTGTGGTGACAGGCTCCGGGCGCGATTCCGGTGGCTCTGGCAAAACGGGTACCTACAAGTTGTCCGCAGAGCGCGTACAGGCTATGAAGGACGCCGGAATCTGGGATAACCCGGAAAAAAGAGCTGAGGCCGTAAAGCGTTACCGTGAGTTTGACAAACAGCAAACAGCAAGCTAAGTGAGGCGATTAGAATGAGCGAAAATACCAAATCCGAAGAACGCCTGGCTAAGGCTTCTGTAGGTGAGTCCCGCCAAAATCGCGAAACCGCAGATCAGGCACGTACACAGCAGGACGGTACTGTTATGTCACTTGAAGAGCGTCGCAGGCTTCTGCGCTCTGACTGGCTTCAGGAAGTTTTGCCCACTCCGCCCAAAGTACCTGGCTGGCACTTTTGCTGGCTGAGCACTACTAACGGCTCGGACCCTGTCTACAAACGGCTGCAAAAAGGCTATGAGCTGGTGCGCAATACCGAAGTTCCTGGCTTTGGGCAGTTCAAAGTAGAGCAGGGCGAGTTTGAGGGCTGCGTAGCGTGCAACGAGATGGTGCTTGCTAAGATTCCGGAAGAGCTGTACCAGGATTTGATGTCGTACTTCCATTACGAGCTCCCGGTCGAGGAAGAGCAAATGCTCAAAGACAACGCGATTGACAAGCTCCGTGAGCAAGATCGCAGCGGACGCGACTTGGGCGAAATCGAAGGCTTCGATACCCTGGCACGGCGCGTTCGAGTTCCCACATTTCAATAAGGACTTAGGAAATGGCACTTACTGCCTCCCCTTACGGCTTTGTTCTGCGCAAGCACCCCACCGGTCAGTCGCGGGCCAACGCCTACACCATCGACGCTGCCTATGCCACTGGCATTGGCTATGGCGATCCGGTAGCTCTCAACACTAATGGCACCGTGACCATTGGCACTGCTGGCAGCGACTTTATTGGCGTCTTTGCAGGCGTGCAATACAAAGACGCCACCGGCAAGCCCACCTACGCCAAGAACTGGCCTGGTGCAGTCTCCGGGGCTACAGACATTGTAGCCTACGTCTACGATGATCCGGCGAATGTTTATGAGGTACAGGTTGCCGCGACTGGCACAGGCTACGTGCAGACCGCCATTGGCGCCCAGGCCAACTTTGTGGTCGGTACGCCCAATGCTACCACCGGTCACTCCACGTCTGCGCTCA